AGGTCTCTGCATGTAAACAAAAGGTAGATCAAGATATAATAAATGAATGTGTTAATGCCTTAAATATTGAGGGATTACATTTTGATTATGTTATAAGGATGATGGGGCATAAAGAGACAATACCACAAAAGGATGTGCCAATAAGAAGCTTGGCTGTAGCAATTGCTAATGCAACAGGAGCTAAGTATCTACCACAGTTACTTCACAAAAAAAAAGAAACTACGCCTATGCACTTTTTGTCATTAGCTGAAAGACAGGTTGAAATAAATGATGTATTTCAAGTAAATGATCGTACTTATAACTTAAACGAAAAAAAAATCTTAATCGTTGATGATATAACAACGACATGTACCACTGTTGCCGAAATGATAAAAACATTAAAGAAGGTGTGGCCTAAAGCAATTTTTTATTTATTTTGTATTGCAAGAACGAGTCATGATGAACATGCTAACGAAAATTTATAACTGATATGAGTATATCTAAAGAAACAGAATTAATTATTAAACTAAAACATTTACCAGGTTTTGGTCCTAAGACAGTGGAGTTGGTAGCTAAAGCCATGATAGAACGTAACTTATTTTCTGATAATGACATTGTATTATATGTACGGGAGTGCATAAAAACTCATTATATAAGATTAAATAAAGAGTTGACTCCAGATCTTTTTCAGAAAGCTATTGATGAAGCTCAAAGAGTTTTAGATAAATCTTTGAATAACGGCGTACATATCATTTCTCAATATGATAATTTGTTTCCGATACAACTTAAAGAGCTGAAATCATATACTAATAATAGATTTAAAGATGTAGCTCCAATAATACTTAATTATAAAGGTGATATTAATAGTATTAATAATAAGAAATCAATTGCAATAATTGGAACAAG